ATACAAGTCTGGGTTATATAAACTTGGATTTACGTAGCCAGAATATGTAACATAATTACCAGAACCTATAGTAGCGTCATTCCAACTTTCACTTGTTATAGAATCAGTTGTCTTACCCATATAGAATTCGTGGTCATAAGACTTTACTTTAAATATTTCTGGACTAGAAAATAAATTTTCACTTTGACTTTTCAAGTTACCTGCAAAAAGCCTGTTATCTTTAATACACAATGTTTGTGCTATATCCCAAACATTATCCCTGCTTAGTATTTCTTCTGCAGTCACTACTGTAGCTGGTTCACTACCTGTGTGGACAATAGTCATAGAGCCTGACTCAGTAATGCTTTCAGTTTTTATACTATAAAACACAGCACTACCTTGATTGTCTAGGTAGTGTATACCTATCAACTCTATTTCATCAAAATTTGTATCAATCCCAGATAGAGAAAAAACTACATTTTTATTTGAATTATCTGCTATATTACCTCCTACTACAGTATTAATCAAACCACCATAATTAGTTTTAGCTAAAGGTATTGGGTTTGTTATAGGGGAAGTAGATGACTTACCACCTGATTGTGTTGTCAGTCTATAACAATAAGACCAAGAGCCGCAATTTATACTACCACCAACATTTACTGATTCTACAGTTAAAATTGGCAATGTATTTCTAGGAAATAAATTAAAATCATCTGTTTCATTATACAATGAAATGTCGTATAAAGAAGATTCTAAATTAAAAGTTCTTACGGGGTTTACACCATCCGTCCAATACAGTCTTTTAAAGCTTTCGTTTTCTTCAATTTTTACTATAAATAATTTAGTAGTATTTGAAGCAATACCTATATTACCGTGTATAACTGGTACTATTTCTGTTATTGCACCAGACGAATCTGTAATTAATTTAACTATAGCTTGCTCTGTAGAGCTTACATAGCAAATAGCAGATATAAACCCTGTAAAAGAAGAAAATCCTAAAGGTTGTAATGCTCTAGTAAAACTTACACTTGAAAAAGTATCAGAACTATTAGTGTTTGGTGAACAAGAAACTCCAGAGTAACTTCCTTCAGCGGTGTCACCCCAAGTAGTAATAACGTCAACAGCTGCACCATCAAACGGTGTAATGCTATTATCTTTTGGGGTAAAGTATAAATTTAAAGTAGTAGTGGTCGTAGTAGTAACTTTCTGTACTATAGTAATATTAAATGCTGCTGTAAATACACTATCTTTTTTAAGTAATTCAGCAGAAAATAATATTGCTTCATCATTAGTGTATATAGGTGTGTCGCCTGATTTAGGTCTATCTTGACTACTAAACTCAACAGAAGTTGTATCTAAGCTAGACTCCGTAGTGTCTATTTGTATAAAATCACTACCATTAGAAAATGCAAAGTATGAACCGTTGGCTTTTTTAAATTTAAATTTTATGGTCCGTAAATAATTACCTGCAGTTGATGTTGGATTACCGCTACCTGTCCATGCAGAACTATTGTTTTCGTAAAGCCAGCTTTTACCGCTATCATTTGTTGCAGGGCTTAAATAAAATACAGATAAATCTAATGTGTCTGCTAATAGATTACCTTTTAAATTTTGTAAAGATGCAAAATCAGCATCTTTAGAATCTAAATTTACATTTAAGGCATCTGAATACTGGTCATTACCTATAAGTGAAGGGTCTACGTCAGTATTCAACCCTTTAAAAAATACGTTAGGTTTTTTACTTCCTCCTAGTTCAGCTAACTGTTCTCTTAATGTTTTTGCCATGTTTTAGTATCTAGGTACGTGTGGGACTAAGCTATTCCAGTATTTAGATATAGCTCTCATTTCGCTTCTGTTAGGCATGTTATCATTACCTCTGGCTTGCGCACAAAGCCTAAACCAATCGCGTTTTAAATCATCGTATATATACTTAGGAAGCTTTTGATTGTAATAATCTTTTGCTTTGTATTTATACATTAAGTAAGCAGATACAGCGTCCTCATGATTTGCTTCAATTGTAGGAAATCCTTCAGCATCTGTATCTATTGCTGTATAAGAAATGTCTATAGATGTGTCACTTACCTCTGGAAATCTAACAAACCCATTAGACATGTAATAAGTGTTGTGGCCTATACCTTGTGTGTTTGTTTCTTTGAAAGGTCTTTGCTCCATTTCATAGTAACGATTATTGGCATTTTTTATATCTATTAACTCTATAAAGTCTGCTGGCAAAGCGGCTTGCTTGTTATTAATAGTTAAAGAAGCTTCCTTAACTACAAATGTTTTTAATGAACCTATTTTTTTTTCTGCTTCAAAAGCCCACTCTACAAAATTATTAAACTCAGACGCAGCATTTTGCACGCCTAAGTTTCTAATAACAGATTGAACAACTTGTTTAACACTTATCCTGGGTTGCATACTAGTAATCTTTTACTTCGTTAATTAACTTCTTAAATTTATTTAAAGGCAATATTTTATACCTTTTGTAAGTTGTTGGTCGCTCCCACACTAATTTATTATAATAATCATCTAAGATAGGAACTTTATACTTTACTAGCTGCCCTTGTTTTTCAGACTCTTGCATGTCTATACGTACATGAAAAGGTCTTTTGTGTTGCTCTTTTTTAATATACACTTTACCTAAATTATATGGTAGTGTAAATTTTTCTCTTTCTATAGCTACTTGGTTCATTAAGATTCTTAAGAAACAAGTAATTACTTTATAATACGTAGAATACGATACTCTTTTATTGTTAATAGTTAGCGTGGACTTAATTGAATTGTACACATCTTTTAGTGCCACGTATTTACTTTTATACTTCCTTAGATTTAGTTTTTTCATCTGTTTGATTGTTTGGAGTGTCAGCAGACAGATTGTATAATAAAACAATTTCTTTTGCAATTATTTCTTGTGTCAGTATACTAATCAACTCGCTAGGTATCGGATACTCTGTTGTGTCATCATCTACGTAGCTACTAACTTGCGTAGGGTTACTAAACACCCCTTTTATTTCTAATGTACCACCAGAAGCAGGGGAATCCCCTTCAAATACATATATTCTGTTAGATGTTATGCTTGCATACTTTTTTGTAGTGTTACGCATAAATCTAGACTCTTGTATAAAATTTCTATCGTGGTCTTGCACAAGAGCGAGTAACTCCATAGAGGCGTCTACACTTGTTGAATCCCTAAAAGCTATACTTCGTATTGCTCTGTTGTTATTAAAGCCTACAAAAGGCTTGTATTCGTATCCTGCGCTACTTAAAGAAGTAACATCTAACTGATAACAAGCTTCTGATGTTTTTCTACCATTGTCAGTATACTTCATAAGAAGCTCTGCACGCTTTACATGAATCATTTGTTTTACCTGCCTAAGAGATAAATTAGAATCATCTGACCCTACACCGCCTTCTACGATGTTTTTAATGTTGTACGCTATTTCGTTTAATGTTGCCATCTTATATAATTTTTAAAAAAAAGAAAGAGCAGTGCAGCGAACACCACAACTGCTCTTCCAAAGCAAGGGAGCAAAAAGCACCGTTATTCGCCTCCACCTAATACTTTATTTCTTTCTAAAACCTCTGCTTGCATTAACGCATATCTTGGGTCTCCTAAAGTTTGTAGTACTTTACGTGCGGCAATTTGAGCTATTTCTTCATATGTATGCTCAGATAAATGAGTAAACGTACTTGTATATCGCAGGTACGTAATATCTACCTTAGTTGATGAAGTAAACCCTACAAATTTTAAACTACCACCTTCTTGAAAAACAACAGGGTTGTTAGCATCTGCTTTATTAAAAGGGTCATTAGTATAAGCTGAATAATCAGATAACTGAATAACTTTTACAGATGTTGTAGGTGACTCTGCTAACCTTGCTGATAATAATCTATAATATATTGGGTCAGTAGCAGCACTATTTAATGTAGAAACTGTTTGTGTAAAATTATTACTAGAATCTAACGTAATTTGTTCTGTTAGCACAAGTTTTTCTAATTTTTCTCGTGCATCTTGGTCAACCTCAAAAATAGTATAGTATTGTTGCAAAAACTCATCAACAGCCATTTCTATATACTCCGTAAGCTGCGCATTAGAAAAATAAGCCGTGTCTTCACGGTCTATTATCTGACGAATCCTATCTCGTATATTATCTTCAGTTGTTAATGCTAATGTCATTTATTAAGCTTTTACTTTTTTACTTTTAGGCGCTTCTCCACGAAGCTCATGTTTAATTAAAGCAAAAACATCTTTGTTTTCTTTTAACCAAACAATAACTTGTTCTTCGTTAGTTCCGATAGCCTGTTTTCCGTACATAAAAGTACTATTTTTATAAGTAAGATTTTTTGACTTAAGTGCGTCTACAATAAATACTCTGTAGTCTTTTTCTGGGTCAAAATGTAATTCCATAAATTTATCTGGAGCATCTTGAGCAACCTTAATGATTTTAGCTCTGAGAACATCCGTATCAGAGTTCATATTCATTTTGGTTAGTTTTGCAAAATCAACCACATCTTTTACGTTCATTTTTGCAGCTTCAATAATAGCCTGCGCACTATTTAAAGTTTCCGCAGTTTCTATTTTCTCTTTCTCTACAATATCTTCTCTAGTCCACGCAACTAAAACATCAGGGTGTGACTTAAGCCACTTGTCTAGAATAACGTCGTTTTCAACTTCTTTACTTAAAACAAACGAAGCGCTTCTAACTGTATGTGAGCGCTCTAAGCCATTTACATCTAAAAGTGTTTGTATTCTACCTTGTCTGTCTTTGTACTGCGAACCAAACTGCATTCTGTGTAGTTTAGTTTTGGTTTTGTGTGTGTACACAATTAAATTCTTGTTCTCCATTTTTCTTGCTTTTTTACTAGTTAAAAAACACCCCCTCCGAAGAGGGGATGAATATTATTGAATAATTAATTATCCATTTAATGTAATCGAACCAACAGCAGATTGGTGAGCAAATGCATACCAATTAGTACCGTCACATAACAATTCAATTACTTCTCCACCAACAGCAGCAGTTTCAATGATAACAAAATCAGCAGCAGTGTTAGTAGCTCCGTCTGCATCACCATCAGCGTTTGTAAGACCAACTATAGTATCTGCAACAGCAGAAGCAATTTTTAAGTCACCACTTCCAGAAGGAGATGCAGCAACTACAAATTTAAAGTTAAGTCCAGCTTTTGCAGCAGGCAGAGTTACAGTTTTGTCCGAGTCACCAGTCATAGTAACTAAGACAGTTGAGCCTGATTCCTCTTCGATAAGAGTTTTATCAGTAGCTCCTTGAGAGATTACATTAATCAATGTACCTCTAGAACGCTTCAGGTAGTTACCTGCTGCACTCTTTTCATATTCCGCTAAATATTTTTCTTCAGCCATTTTTTCTACTTTTTAAAAATTAAATATTAAGACCAGTTGGCTTCAAAATACCGCAAGATAATGGGTTACGGATAATTACACCAGATTCAGAAAGGATGTGACATTCGAAAGTATCATTACCGTTAGCAGCCATCAAAGAAGATGGGTCGTTAGGGTTAATCATACCAGGAACGTACTTCTTAACGTAGTTTCTGTTGAATCCTTCAGCACCTTTAGCGATAAGCTCAACGTTAGCTACACCATCTTGAACTGACATATCCATGAATACCATCAACGCAGATAATTCAGCAGAATCAAATCCACCAACACCTGAAGTTAATTTTGCAATATTCGGGTCATCAAAACAAGGGTTGTGTACAACTGTTATTTTGTTACCTAATACGTGGTAAGTAGTAAAGTTAACACCAACTGATACATCTTGTCCAGCTTTGTCTACAAATGTAGAGCCAGCAGAACCAGCATTAGCTAAACTAGTACCAACAAACTGTTTCATAGCCTTTTGGAATTGAACCATACCTGCCATACCAGTGAAACAAACAAATTCGTTTCCTGTAGGCTGTAATGTATTCAATGAAAGACTTGCTAAAGCGTCAAGTAAAATATCTTCAGTTAAACCACCAGCAGTATAGTTGAATACGTTTCCTGAGTCAATTTGTGCGATGATACCATCACCCATAACTGGGAATCCTGAAGTTGCAGAACCAGCATCACCAGGGAAAGTAATATCACCTGAAACTGAAGACTTACCAAACCATCTGTTCAATTCAAGCTCGTACATGAACTGGTCAGTCATTTGTTGCTCTTTAGTAAAGTACCATAGTCTGTGACCATTGTGCTCTACCCAAGTAACATCGTGTAAATCAACACCATTAATCTTACACTTTCTACGAGAAAGAGTTAAGTGATTACGGTGAGTTTCTGGGTAAGCGTATAATTCACCTACTTCGTCACCAAGAGAACCTTGACCGAATGCAGAACCAATTACACCAAGCTGAGTAGCTGTAGTAAGGTCAGTATCAAAAGCTTGTAAAAGTTTTACAGTTACATCTGTTTGACCAGCTGCTCCTGTGTTTTGAGTTCCAACTGCAGTTACAACACCTGTAGTACCTGTAGTATCAATTCTTACTACATCATTTACTGCTAGGTGACAGTATTCGTCAGCAGCTTCAGCAGAAGCGATTTTGTAAGTTACTACATCACCAGCAGAACGGTTAGTAGCATCAGCTACGTCTAGAATTGCAGGTTTTTTGTAACGAGACATTACTTTCCATTCGAAAGCGTTTGCTCCAATTACTTTTTCAGAAGCACCAAATCCTAGGCGCTCCAATAAGTACGTCATAGAGTAGCGAGGGTACAATTCAATGATTTTCTTCGCAATCTCTGGGTACTTTAGCATGTTAGCGACAAGCGAGTTGTCTGCTGTGTTATACGACGGGTCGTATTTTGCACTATATACCTTCATTTTTTAAAGTATTTAATAAATTAATAAATATAATTATCAATTATTTTAAAAAACCTTTTGGGTCAAAACCATCTGTTTTTGTTTGTACAAATGATTTTTGACTTCTTGAATTTTTACTAGGAGAAGTAATGTTGTTCAAAATTTTAGACTTTCCTTGTTCAACGCCTTGCGTCCGAACCATTTTAAAGATTTTGTCCTTGTTCTTCCAAAGAAAAGCAGCCTCCGCAACATTGGCGTGAGTTTCAAATATTTCTTTAGAAAAATCTCCTTTCGTTATATAATTGTATAATTTACGTTTTTCATCAGAACTTACTTTGCCTCCAAAAAACTCATCACGAGTTTTAATATGACTTTGTAGTTCTTTTCTTGCATTAGTCTGAGCCTCTGCGGCTTGCCTTTCTGCGTTAATTTGTTGCTCCTTCAAAGTAGTTCTTTCCTTTTGGATAAACTTTTGTAGTTGCGTTCTTATTTGTACTGCCTCACGTTTTAGTAAGCCAGATTCTTTAAGCTTGTTGAGTGTGTCTTCAATGTAATCTTCATCAAAATTAGAAGCTTGCATGTCTGCAATAACCAACTCTTCATCTGAACGTTTAATAAATTCCTGTAACTCAGAAATAGTTTCATTGTCTTGTACAGGATTTTCAATTAAACTTTTTACTTGATTAACAAACTCTTCTTTTGTTTTTGCCTCAACCCCAAGTTCTTGACCAACTTCATTCCAATCAAACTCTTCAGTCGTAGACTCAACAGAATCCCAATCATCTTCTTGAGTTTCTGCTGACTCTTCTTCAGACTCAACTTCTTCTTTAGCTTCTACCTCTACGGCATCCCAACTAAATTCATTGTCATTTTCTGTTTCTGTTTCAGAAAAAGATTGAACATCACCATCAGAATCCTGCTCTCCTACTTCTTGTTGTTCTTGTGGAGAACCTTCTACTGATTCAATTTCTTTTGCCGCTTCAGAACTAATAAATGCTGATGCGTCAAATGAATCTTGCGCTTCTTGCCCAGAAGTTACCTGGTCAATAATACTGTTACTTTCACTCATGCTTTTTGTTTTTTAGTACAACAAAGGTAATACAATTATTTATTAACTTTTGCCGACTGTTTGTTTAATTGTTCTTGCACATCGCCTCTGACACCTTCTAATTGAATTCTTGCTTTTTCTTTTAGTGCGTCAGACTCGAATTTTGTTTCTTGATTAATTTCTGCAACAGTAACCTTAGAGTCAGCTGCTATTTTAGCAATATCAAGTTTATTTTGTAGCTCTGCGTTCATTTTTTCATTTTCCGCTGCTATTCTTTGAGATTCTTGTTGTTGCTGTGCTTGAGCTTGTTGTGCAGCTTCTTGTTGCGCTTGTTGTTGCATTTTCTTCATAGAATCCATTCCACGCTCTAATACAGTTTCAGCTTCATTCAAGCTATCAGCTTTAAGTACTTTAATAGCATCTAGCATACTAAGTGAGCCACTTTGTAATGCAGCCTGTGACATTTGCTGTACCATTTGTCGCATAGCATCGTCTTTACCACCATCACCCATAAACACACCGTAGTCATTTAAAGCGACATCAGGTAGTACACTTAAAAATTTGTAACCACCATCGCCTAATATGTAGCCAGCTTTCTTACCTTCTGACCAACAGATTTTCATTAGGTTACACATTCGCTCAAATACCATTTTCTTTACCTCACCGTGTTGGAAGAACCAACCTTTTGTAGACAAAGCAGATTGAACAATTGTTCTTTGCACATTACCTACATATTCATATTGAGATACTGAACCTTCACGTTGTGGTGATACACCAGATATTTGACCAGCAGTTTGCTCTAGCATCATTTTAAGCTCTATAAGCTGCTTAACTGAGTTAGAAAGGGTAAAGTCTATTTGTTGGAATTGATTAAACCTAGAGGCTTCCTGTCCTTCCATTTGACTATTGATAGGTATAATACCATCAGTCTTTAGGTGATACATTACACTTTGCATGTCCATTCCAATATTAGTTGGTAATTGAGATACATCATAAACAACAGCCTTACCACCAGCTCTTGCAAGTGTAAGTTCTATATGGTAGTGTACTATATTATACATCATTTGTACGTGACGCAGTAAATCACATAAAGAGATACTACTACCAGTAGAATAGTTGTGTATACATCCTACGTAAGATAAAGGCGTAGTACCTGCATCATCTACAGAACGTACTTGATTTGGCCTACGTCTGCAGTTTACATATATCTGTCCACCTATTTCAGTAGCTTCCCACACATCGTCTACAAACTTTTTTTCTATTTTTTCTTTTTTACGAGGCTTGTAATTATCTCCAACAATTTTTCTAAACGGAGTCTTAGGGTCGTGCTTGTTTTCTGAAACTTTAAAATTAATTTCTTTAACAGACTTCCACTCACAGGTAACAACTCGTATTCTAACTCCTTTGTCTTTGTCGAAGTCAATCCACTCAATGTCAGCATTAAAATCAGATAACTTGTCAATACCATCAATCTGACGAATTTCTTCAAGCTTCTGTACATCTTCTTTAGTGAGTTGTTCACGGTATTCGTCTATTACTTCGTTTACGGATAAAAATCTTTCTTCTGCTACCCAATTTGCCTCTTCTAGATAATCACTTTGTATAGATGAATCCCAAATAACGCTACGTGGGTCTATGCGTCTTACAAAAGGGTCTCCGTTTTTAACGTATACTTTATAAAAACATTTACCTGTAACAAGAAAATCTCTAAAGCCGCTACGGAAAATATCTTTTAGTCTATATTTTTCTACAAGATAATCTAGTCCATCTTGACAAACTTCTTCAATAAGTTCTTTGTACTCATAACGCATGAATTCATCTATATCATCAGGTATAGGAAACTCACCGTTTTCTGTAGGTGGCTTAGTGCCAAATGCAGTTTCAAACTGATTATTTATGTCTTCTAGTAATTTATTTGCAACTAAAGACACCTTGAACTTTTCTTTGCGAAGAGCAGCGTCTTTATTAATAGCTGTTACCTTTTTATCTAAAGGTCTTTCAGCATCTTCATTAACAAGTAAGTCAATTTTAGTTTGCGCTAGCGGAAAGTTAGCCATTTGCGCAGGAAAAGGTAATCCATACTGGTCTGTTATGTACTCATAGTCTTTTGTATTAATATGACCATTGTACATAGCATAGTTCGCAATATCTTTATTTCTGTTATTAAGAAAGTTGTCAGCAGATGAGTTAGCTCCACCTAGAAACCTAGTAATTGAGCGTAAGTTATCTATACACCATTCTTCAGTTTTTTCGCTATCAGGTATAGCTTGCCTGGGAAACCCATGATTATTAACAGCCATTGTTTATTCTTTATATGGTACTAATCGTCCGTTTTCTCGTTTATAGTAAACGAAGCCGACGTTATTAACTTTCGATTCACCAAATTTAACACTTTTTTCGTATATGTCTATGTCATGTATAAGACACAGACCAAAAGCTATAACACGGTCAGTATTTCGTACTCCGTAATTAGCTAATTCGTCAAGTAAATCCATAAACCAAATATCTCCACAGTTTTCTTCGACGTACTTATGTAAATACTGTTCCATTACTGACTTAGTATGTTTATTCATTTGAATACCATACCTATTTCTGTTTACTGATTTAGGTGAATGAGCTGCCGTAGGTCTTTCTTTCATATACTGCATGCCACCCATTCGTTTAAAGTAATCTATAATACCAATTTTAGTAAACTCAATTAGCATTTTAGAGTTATAGTATACAGCAAGCTTTAGGCAACCATCCCAAAACTCTTCTGCGGTTTTAGGTCTTTCGGTGTATTCTGCTACTACATAGTTACTTGGCATGTCTACGCTATAGAATCTACGGTAGATAATAGCACTACCTAATGAGTCAGAGCTTTTTGCCGTATCCTGGTCATAAGAATCAATCCCTCCAATATCTAAACCTTTATAGTCTGTCATTGGGTGTGATAATATTTTATATGGACCTTGGTCGTCTGGTATCCATTGCACATCCATTCCATCACCTAGCCACTCTAGTCTACCTTTTTGTATTTGATTTTCTGTCTGCGGAGAAGACATTATAAGCCCTCTTTGCTCGTTAATGTTACTTACATTGAACTTAGAAGACTTAGTCTGTAAGAACGCTTCTTCTACGGTTAATGGATAGTTTTGTATATGTAGGTTGTAACCTTTTTGGTTACCACTCTTACGAAGAGTTTCGCGTTCTTCCATTAGTTTAGACTTCGCCCCTTCAATGTCAGATTTACCTTTTTCTAAATCAAAAAACCCGTGATAACATTTGGTGGCAGGTATAAACATAGGTATCAAGTTAAACGCATCTGCGTTATAATACATATCCATAAAATCTTTAGATGATGTTTCTATATCACCACCCGTACCACCAATAACAGGGACACCATATTGTATATCACCGTCCATAAAGCAGGCTTTAGACGACATGTAAGCGTTTAGTAGTTCTTTAAACTCACCAGCCTCTTCGAATACCATAACAGATAAACGTTCCCCTTTGAATACTTCGGGGTTACTCATTGTACGGCAGTGTATGGATGACTGAAAGCCACCTATATTCCATTTGCCGTCTTTGTCTTTCTTTTTGTAGCCAGACTTAAGTAAGGCGTCTGCATCTTTTATAATAGAGTGTCTAAATATACGCTCTTGATTGAAGAGACCATTTTTTACTTTACCAAAAAAAGAATCAGCAGTAACCTGTAGTCCTGCTGCAATACCTACCTCATTAAACGGATAGAATGTAAACTCTTGTGCGAGCATACCTGAATTCATATAACTAAAACCTTTATCACGGGCCTTAATTACAATCATTCCTTTTTCTTCGTCCTTACAAGTTTCAAATAAATCAAAGTACTCCTTATCCATATCTCGATACCAAGGTGCGATAAGTGTTTTACGACCTCCTCTTTCACCAGAGTTACCCAATATTTTATAAAAGTTAAGGTAGTAGTAATGTTTACCTGATATAGCATCCATGCCACGAGGCTTATAGCCGTTCTTACAGCGCTCAATTTGCTCATCCCAAAATTCTCTATATGCTATACTTTCTTGATTAAGGTCAGGTACACCTTCAAAAATTATAGGTTGATATTTTTTTATGTTACCCACTATAAGATTGTTTTCTTTCTAGGTAATTCATTTCTGCATCACCTGATATTTTTGCTCTTTGTCCTCTGCGCTCTATTGCATCTAATAGTTTTTGTCTAGTAGAAAGCATTTTTTCAATACCAATCATAACCTTCTGCATGTCATTAGCGTTTTCCTCGGTTATGGTAACTGTTTTTAATAAATCAGTGTATTGATTAATCTTTTCATTGAAAGCTCCTAGCTGGGCATCTAATGGGTCAAACTGAAGTTCTTTATACTTATTAATTGCGGCAGCAATTTTTTTATTTTTTTGACCACTCCAATTGTAATCTTTGAATACCTCACTGCTAACTACACGTACTCTTTCACTTTCAGTGAAGTGTCGGTAGATACTATCATAATCACAGAAAAGAGCAACCCATAAAAGCGCTCTTTCACCTAGTGATTTAGTATTAATAACTTCTTTGAATTCTTCTACAGCGTAAATGCTATCGTCCATTATAACCTTACCTGTCTTGTCGAGATTTACTAAATACATTATTCGAGTTTAAGCTCCGTTACCATAACCATAGTAGGATGGTCTATTTCTTCGTAGGACTCTTCGATTTGTTCACCATCTTCGGTTTTGTATCTATAAATATAGTGTATAATATCACCACCTACTAACTTGTAGTAATTATCCACCACATTAAATCCTAAGTCAAAGTAGTTACAGAATACGTCTACCTCGTTGAAGCAGAAATAATCTGTACTCATGTTAACGTAGCCTTTAATTTCCCCAGCTTTAGTTTTTCGAATAACACCGTACTTTGTTTTTGTCATATTACAAATATATAAAAAAAAAGGGCAACCCTAAAGTTACCCTCCTTCAACCAAAAAAACTAATCTTTCATTATGACAATACTAATATAGTAAAAATATATTATATAATTAATCGTACTGACCTAACTGACCTCCACGAGCATATCCTTTATAAACAGAGCCACCTCGTTTAGATTTACGTAGAGCAGTAATCTCTTTGTCTGCATTCTGCTGACTAAGTCTTCCAGTGTCAAACTTCTGGTCACGCTTCATACTATACACCTGCTCAACAGCTGCACGTTTACGTTGCTTCCTGCTACCTACATCCGCAAAGTTACTTCCTTTGCCTCGCATAAGCTTTCTAGCTAAACGTTTTGTATCTCTTGACACCTTACGTCCACCAAACTTTTTAAAACCACCACTACCAAATAAACCCATAACTAGTCGTATTGCTCGTATTTACCATTAACAAGACCGCCACGCTTCTTGTAACCCATTTTGTTTCTTACAGACGTAGGTAGACTACCTAGCCCCTTGTTACCTGAAGGCACATCCTTAAGAGTACCACCTGATTTGTAACTTTTTAATTTTTTTTTCTTACCGTACATAATATTATTTTTTTTCTAAAACAAATTTAACTAAAAATTTTTAATGTTTATGTGGATGCGATTGTCATACCCGTAGTAGCCCCACCCCTCGTAATCTTTTGGTAACCCCCCGCTCGTGCTACGCACTCGCTAGCAAAGTGTAAGCAGGGCGACAAATGTTTCTTCTTCTACGACAGCTACATTGTGTAGCTCACCTAACCTATGGGGTGTAAGACATAGGACAATGATAACCATAAACTCTATTAAGATGGACAATCTATTAGGAGCAATTGGTTTAGGTTCTAACGAACAAGCTAGTGCAGGGCATTCTGCAAGCGAGGCTACACAGCCTGCAACAGATATACGTGCTTACGGCTGGTTCGATGAGTACAGGAAAAACAACCCTGGATACCAACAGGTACGTCTTGAGGCGTCCGAGTATCCTGAGTTTACTGGTGCGTTGCACACAGTAGAGTTGGTGAAGGTCAAGGTCAGTCATGACAAGACATTCGTCACTTGGTTCTTTCCTGAGCTTTCTACCATGGGTGTAGAAGGTGAGACTGATGTCCTTGTTACTTTGGTAACTAAAGGTAGAACACCTGGTCAGTTTAAGACTGTAGGTGCTAACCCTTATCAGGGTGCAATCAGAAAGACGATGCTTTGTTTACAAGGTATACGTTTCATCGAACAGGACGATGACTTCTTGTATCCAGAACTCTACTCTACTATTGAGCAAGAGACTGGTCTTACCAAGGACGACTTACTTAACAGTGAGAAGTTCAACCGTGGTGAGAAGAACGACTTGCGTATCCCATCGCTGATGCTTAATATTATTGAGCACACAGATGCTGAGATATTAAAGTGGTTTGCTATCGACAAGAAGTTTAGCGTTAAGGAGCTCTCAGGTATGAGACTTCAGTGCAAGCTATCTGCAAATCGTGGGTCTACTTGGATTATGTCCAAGCTAGGTCAGTCTGTAGCTCGTAAGTC